GAGCCGAGATCGGGCAGGCCCTCGGGATCACCCGACAGTCGGCCCGCGAGCGCTTCGGACGGGACGAGGCATGATCGCGCCGACCGCCGAGCAGGTCGCCGAGGCCGTCGCGATCAGCGAGGCCGCTGCCCTGGCGATGATCGAGCAGGGGGTCGAGTTCGACCGCGCCGTCGAGTTCGGCGCCGATGAGGCCCTCGCGTGGCTGCGGGTCGTCGCCGACCCCGAGGCCGTCGACTGTGCGTGGCAGGACTCGGAAGATCCCGAGCTGCGGACGCGCTGGCAGCGCTACGCCGACGGGTGGCCGACGTGACCCTGCCGATCCCGGTCGACCTGCTGCCGGTCCCCCGGCTGATCGTGTGGCACGGCGACCCCGAGACCGACGCCGATCTCGCCCTGCTCGCCGTGCTGCGCCGGGCCTATTACGGGGTCCTCGGGCACGGCCTCGGCCCGGGCCGCACGGCCGGGGGTAACGACTGGTCGGGGTGGCATCTGCCCGACGCCGGGGCGATCGCGGGGCTCGCCGACGTCGCCCGGGCGTTCGGCCCGTCACACTGGACGATCGTCGAGGACGTCCTCCCCCGGTCCTGAACAGGCCCCGCCGACACCCCCGCCGAGAAATTTCGGCGGGGGTTCTTGCGTTCGCTGCGAGGACCTGACAGGGTCAGCGACGAGTACAGACGAGCAAGCGCCCGCACACCGCCCGATGGCCCCCCCGATTCCACGGGGGTTAGTCCTTAAATGAGTCGGGGATCAGGTCGGCGAGGAAGAGACGCTAACGGAGTACGGCAACCCCGATACCGCCGAGATCACAGACGCTCCCCCCGCCCTCGGGCGGGTTTGATTGAGTTGTTGGCTCACGGTAGGTCGGCGGCCCCCGACACCCCGAGTTCCGGGCTGCGCCTAGGCGCCCCGAACGTCGGGATCTCCCCCCCCGTAGCTAGGCCCTGCCCGGATCGTCGACTCCCCCCTCGTCGGCGTCGGGCGGGGCCGACCCCCCCGAGAGGCTGTTCTGTCATGGGCGCATACCTCGACCGGCTGACCGCCGAGTTCGATCAGATCAAGAACGGGATCGACGTCCTCGTCGACCGCGCGGCCGCCGAGGACCGCGACGTGACCGTCGACGAGCAGAAGGTCGTCGACCGCGACCAGGCCCGCATGTCCGAGCTGACGACGTCGATAGCGCATTACACCGAGATCGAGGAACAGTCCGGCAAGGTCGCCGTGTTGCGGTCGAAGGTCGCGCCGGCCGCGTCCCGCCGGGAGTCGGTCAAGGTGACCGAGCCCGAGTACAAGATCGAGCGGGAGTTCCCGAGCCCGGGTCACTACGCGGCGACCCTGCATCGGGCGTGGGTACACAAGGACCCCGAGGCGATCGCCGCGATCGAGCGGGCGACCGCACATCAGACCACCGCCGATAACCCGGGCCTGATCCCCCGGCCGATCCTCGGCCCGGTGATCTCCGACCTGACCGCGTCCCGGCCGTTCATCGGCTCGTGCACCCACCGACCGGTGATCACGCAGCATGTCGAGGTCGGCAAGCAGGCGGCCGAGAAGGACCCGACCGCATCACAGAAGATGCTGATCGGGAAGCTGCCCGTGGCGGCCTCGACGTACGCCGGTCACCTGAACATCAGCCGTCAGGACGTCAAGTGGTCGAGCCCGGCGATCCTGTCGATCGTTTACGAGGATTTCGGGGTGATCTACGCGCAGCGCACCGACGCCGACGCGGCCGCGCAATTCGTCGCGACCCCCGGGATGAACACGGCCCCGGCCGTCATGGACGGCGCCGGGCTGTATGAGGCGATCTTCGGGGCGGCCGCCGAGGGCATCACGTCGAACGGGGTCTCGATCCTGCCGGACACCCTGTACGTGTCGGCCGACGTGTGGGGCGGCCTCGGCGGGATGCTGAACCCGTTCGGCCTGCCGATGTTCCCGTCCCTGACCCCCGGGTCGGCGACCGACGGCAACGTGATGAACCTCGGGGTCGTCGTCGACGGGTATTTCCCGGCCGAGACGATGATCCTCGGGCCGCGCCGCTACGCCGAGTGGTACGAGGACCTCGACGGGCTGATGCAGGTCGGCGAGCCCGACGTCCTCGGGCAGCTCGTCGGGTTCGCCGGGTACGGGGCGTTTCTGAACACGCAGCCGTCCAAGTTCACGAAGTTCACGCTGTCGTTCCCGGCCCCGCCCGCGTCCCGGGCCTCGTCGGCGGCGCGGTCGGGCAAGACGGCGGCCTGATCCCGTGGCATCGGTCCCGAGTCTGGCCGAGATCCGGGAGTGGATCGGCGTCCCGGCCGCCGTGATGCCCGACGATCAGCTACAGACGGTCGTCCTCGCCGAGCTGTCCCTACAGGCCAAGCTGTGCGACGTCGGCGACGGCGCGGACGGGTCCTACCCGGCCGAGGCCGTCGAGGGCCTGTACCGGCGGGTCGGCCGGGTCGTCGCGGCCCGGGTCAGCCCGCTCGGGATGATCGGGACGGACTCGGAGTACGGGGCCGCCCGACTCCCGTCGACCGATGCCGAGATCACCCGGGTCGAGGCCCCGATCCGGCGGATGGTCCTCGGATGAGACTCGGCGAGGCCCGGGACGCGATCGTCGCCGCACTGAACGCGGCGACGATCCCGGGCGTCACCGCGCAACCGATGCCGCCCGAGGTTCATCAGCCCGGGATGGCCTACCCCGTGTGGCGTTCCTCGGTCCCGCTGGCCTCGGGCGCCGAGGCGACGTTCGACCTGTTCGTCGTGTTACCGGCCGGTAGCCCGGCGGCGACGATCGACGCGGCCGACCCGATCGTCGACGACGTCGCCGACGCGCTGCTCGGCGTCGGCGTTGTCACCCTGTACGGCCCGGTCACACTCGCGACCGACATGTCGGGCTCGGCCGAGCTGCCCGCCCTCCGATTCACCCTGACCACGATCTGAGAGGACCGAATACATGACCGTCACCGATTCCCGGCTGCTGAAAGGCAAGCTCACCCTAGGGTCGACCCCCGGGACCGAGTTTGGTTGCCAGGTAACGAATTACGTCGTCGAGCAGTCCGACGGGAACACCGAGGACGCCGTCACGACCCTGTGCGGCGACTCGGTCGGGGGTGGCACGTCCGAGGGGCCGTGGCACATGACCGGGACCGTGATTCAGGATTTCGATAATCCGACGGGGTTTCAGCAATGGTCCTATCAGAACAAGGGGACCGAGCAGGCGTTCACGTTCACCCCGAACGACAAGGGGACGGCGCCGACGATCGCCGGGACCGTGTCGGTCAAGTTCCTCGGCATCGGCGGCGACACGAATTCCCGGATTACCCGGGATTTCGACTGGTCGATCCCGGGCTCGCCCGAGGTCACCTGGCCGGGCGGGGCCGTCGCCGCGACGGGTGTGACGGCCGGGACGCCGGGGGCGTTCACCCCGGCCGGGGCGGTCGTCCCGGCCGATCTCGCCGCCCTACAGTCGGCCGCCCCGCCGGTCGTGGCGACCCCGGCGACCGCGTGGGCGACCGGTGAGTCGGTCAACCTCGGGACCGGTTCGGCGCACTGGGACGGGTCGGCGTACGTCGCCGGGCTCGCCCCCTGATGGCGGCGCCCCGGGTCGAGGTCGTCGGGCTGCGGGAACTGATCCGAGCGATGCGGGCCGCCGGGCTCGACCTCGACGAGCTGAAGGTCGCCTCGTCGCGGGCGGCCGCGACGGTCGCCTCGGCGGCCTCGGCCCGGGCGCCGCGCAGGTCCGGCCGGATGGCGGGCCGGGTCAAGGGCAACAACGCCCGCCGGAAGGCGACCGTCGCCGTGAACACGGTCTACGCCGGGCCTGTCCACTACGGGTGGCCCGCCCGGCATATCCGGGCGCAGCCGTTCGTGATCGACGCGGCACAGGGCACCGAGGCCGTGTGGCTGCCCGCGTACGAGGCCGAGATCGAGGTGATCCTCGGCAAGATCGGCGCCTCGACCCCCTGACCCTGAACACCCCCCCCGACAAGACAGGACACACGAATGACCGAGCCCGTATCCGATCCGGCGGCCGAGCTGGCCGAGGCCGAGCTGACGGCGGCCGCCGCCCTCGCCGACGCGGCCGACAAGACCGTCACCGCCGACCAGGCCGACGCGGCCGACCAGGCCGACCAGGCCGACGGCGGCGACGCGTGAGCGGGAACGGGAAGGCGCCCGCGCCGGCCGCTGCCCGGGGCCGCGCCCTCGACGCGGCCGACGCTATTTCGATCGACGACCTGACCCTCGACGAGATCGA